AATGATGAATCAGGCTATCTATTCTAAAGTAGATATGTCATTGTATCCAAAAATAGAAATTGACACAGAAATTAAAAGAGGTCAATTTTTAGATATCGTTAATACTTGTAAATTCAAAGCAGCTCAGCTTCAAATGATTGCTGATTTGTTTAATGAAGGTAAAGTTAATGACGGTGATGCATTTTTAATTGGAGACATTTTCTTTCCAGGCATTGAAATGATTAAATACATGGCAGAGTTGTTAGGTATTAATGTTCGTGTATATGGAATTAATTATGCAGGTAGAGCTGATAAGACAGACTTTGTACAGCAATTGTCTGGTTGGGCTGACGCATCTGAATCTGGATATCATTTAATTTGTGATGGTATTTTTGTTGGTAGTGATGACCATAAGAATAATGTATGTGATTATTTTGGTTTGAATACAGCAACAGTCCATACTACAGGTTTAGTATGGGACTTGAATTATATGCAAGAGTTTCACGAAGCAATGGGGCATGTAGAAAAAGAAGATTATGTAATTTGGCCTCATAGATGGTGTAAAGAAAAAGGCATTGACGAGTTAATATATTTTGCAAAGAATACAGATAAGAAAATTATTATTACTTCTTCAGGACCTAAAAAAGATTTGCCTAAACTTCCAAAGAATATAGAATATCGTTATGGATTAAGTAAATCAGAGTATTTTAAATTAATGGCAAAAGCTAGATGGTATTTGTCGACTGCATATCAAGAAACTTTCGGATATACAATTCAAGAAGCAATTTTCTTCAATTGTAATATTTTAGTTCCAAATAGAGCATGTTGCCCTGAAATGGTTCCAGCTGCTAATGTATATGAGCATATTGAAGATGTAGATCGTTTATTTAGTAATTACGATTTAACAGTTCCGTTTGATTACACAGCAAAATGGAATAACAATGCACAAGTAATGATTGACATAATTAATTCAGAATGCAAGTCTTAATTGAAGAATATAAAATTGACAGAAGAGTCAGAGCAATGGCTCATAAAATAACAGAGGAACATAAAAACAGTGGTAATCCATATCCTCCTGTTATGATTTGTGTATTGAATGGAGCATTTCCATTCTTTGGAGACTTAATGAAGGATATGGGAGTTGATTGTGAAATTGACTTTATTAGAGCAAAGTCATATAATGGTCAAGACAATTCAGGTGGAGTTGAAATTACTAAAGATTTAGAAATTAGTTTAAAAGGTAAGCGAGTTTATATTATAGAAGATTTAGTAGAGACTGGAGCGACTATGTTTGAAATATTGCATAGAGTAAATGATGCAATGCCTAATGAAGTAAAAATAGTAACTTTAGTTCACAGAAAAGGAAATGAGTTTCCAGTAGACCACTATTGTTTTGAAGTTGATAGTGATGAGTTTCTTGTAGGTTATGGATTTGATGACCATGGATTAAAAAGAAATTATAGAAATATATATACTATTAATAAAATTAAAGATTAAAAAGGTTACGGGTTGGATATTTATATTAAAGTAGTAATATGATAATATATAAAACAACAAACTTAATTAATGGTAAATTTTATATAGGGCAAGACTCTAATAACAATCCAGCCTATATAGGTTCGGGTATTTTATTAAACCGAGCTATTATCAAGTATGGTATTGATAATTTTATTAAAGAAGTATTAGAAGTATGTAATTCTAAAGAAGAGTTAAACAAAAAAGAAATATTTTGGATTGAAAGTCTAAAGCCAGTATATAATATTGCAAAAGGCGGAAGTGGAGGCGATACACTATCAGCACATCCAAATTTAGAATTAATTAAAAATAAATTTAAAGGACGTGTGTCATATTTTAAAGGAAAAAAGAGACCAGATATGTTGGGAGAAAATAACCCAGCTAAGCGACCGGAGATCCGAGAAAAGATTAGTCAAGCTAAATTAAAAAACCCAACCCAAATGTTTGGTGATAGCAATCCAGCTAAACGTTTAGAAGTCAGAGATAAGATATCTAAAAACACTTCTAAGTCATGGGAGAATCGCACTCTTATTAAGTGTCCGTATTGTAATAAAGAATCAATTAACGCATCAGGAATGTCACGATGGCATTTTAATAATTGTAAATATAAGGCCTAGGAAAATACAAAAGAATTAATTATATTTAAAGAAAATAAGTTATGGCATATCAAAATATAGCATATCAAAAGCACAAAAATATTGTGCATGTGTGGGATGACAAAAATGGTCACTTACAATTTCCATTTAAAAAGTATGCTTATAAAAAGAATGCTCATGGAAGACACGTTGCGTTGGATGGATCTAAACTAGATAAAGTTACAGAGTGGGACGATGCTGACATTCAAAGAGGTCAAATTTATGAATCTGATATTAATCCAGAAACAAGAACTTTAATTGACTTATATTTTGAAACGGATGATCCGTCTGTAGGTCATAGAGAATTGTTTATAGATATTGAGGTTAGCACTGAAGGTGGTTTTTCGACAGCAGAAGAAGCTTGGCAACCAATGACTTCAATTGCATTTCATGATAGAGTAGGTAAAAAGTCAGTAGCAATTATTGTAGATCCTTTAAATAATTTAAAGCCATATACAGACGCTGAAATGACTTTAGAAGTAGTACAAACTGAATATGAATTAATTTCTAAGTTTTTATCTTATTGGATTGAAATTAGACCGACAATCGTAACAGGATGGAATATTGACTTTTTTGATATTCCATATTTGTATAATAGAATTACAAAGATAGCAGGCAAACAATATGCGGATTCGCTATCTCCAATTAATGAAGTAATTTATCTTCAGCATCGTAATCGTTATAGGATTATGGGTGTTAGTTGTTTAGATTACATGGCATTGTATAAACTCTTTACATACTCAGAAGAGTCTTCTTATTCTTTAGATAATATTTGTAAAAAAGAATTAGGCAAAGGTAAAATTGAATATGAAGGTACCTTGGATTACTTATATAGAACAGATCCTGAGAAGTTTATTGAGTATAACGTTAATGACGTAACTTTAGTATTAGAGTTAGATGAGAAACTTAAGTTTTTATCATTGGCCCGAGGTATTTGTCATAAAGGTCACGTGCCTTATGAAGATGTTTATTTTACTACTAGATATTTAGACGGTGCTTGTGTAACGTATATGAAGCGATTAGGAATAGTAGCTCCTAATAGAAGATTGAAAGATCATAGTATACCAGACGATGAGCATTCCAATGACTTCGCAGGAGCATATGTAAAAGATCCAATTCCAGGTTTGTATGAATGGGTATTTGACGAGGATATGGCCTCACTTTATCCTTCTATTATCAGAACTCTTAATATCTCTCCAGAAACTAAAGTTGGTAGAGTAGAGAATTGGGATGAAGTAAAAAATGATTTTTGGACTGACGGTTATGCAGCTGCCAATGCAAAAATTAAATCAGGATCTAAACATGTATTAATTCCAATTATGGAATTCAGAGATTGGTTAGTTCAAAATAAATTTACTGTATCTTCTATTGGCGTAGTTTATGATTATTCCAAAGGAGGATTAATTCCTTCTATTCTAGAAACTTGGATGAATGAAAGAGAAGAGTATAGAGCGTTAGCAAAGAAATATGGTAAAGAAGGTAATGCTGATATGTCTAAATTCTTCGACTCTAGACAGCACACTATGAAGATTGTAAATAACTCTTTATATGGTGCATTAGGAGCTCCAGGTTTTAGATTCCATGATTTAGATAATGCAGAGTCAATTACTTTGACAGGCCAACAAGTTATTCGTCACGCAATGATGAAAGGTAATGAATGGTTTACTAAACAAACTGGAGTTGATAAAGAGTATGTAATTTATGTAGATACTGACTCTAATTATTTTTCAGCAAAACCAATTATTGATTTAATGGAATCGAAATTAGGTAAGCCTTTATCTAAAGAAGAAAAAATTAACATTACATATAAAACTTCGCAAGTAGTTGAAAATTATATTAATGAATCATGGGATGGATTTTGTAAACACTTTTTAAATTCAGATAAACACTTTTTAAATATTAAGCAAGAGTATGTATCTGAATCAGGTTTATGGATTGCAAAGAAACGATATGCACAAAAAATTATTTCTGAAAAAGGAGTATTAATATCACAAATGACTAATGGTGCTAAAGAATGGAAGTTAGATGTAAAAGGAATGGATGTTGTAAGAAGTAACTTTCCAAAAGCATTTAGAGAATTTATGTCTGGTATATTAATTGACATTTTAAATATTTCTGAAAAGAAAAAGATTGACGACAAGGTATTAGCATTCAGAGAAGATATGAAGCAAAAGCCAATGTTTGATATTATGTTTCCGACAGGTGTTAAAGAATTGAAAAAATATAAGACTAAAAAAGCCAAAGGTCAAATGTTTGGTGACAGAGTTAAAGGCACTCCGGTGCACGCAAAGTCAGCTTTAAATTATAATGACTTAATGGAATATTATAAAGTAACAGCTTCACAGCCAATTACAGATGGCGAAAAGATTAAATGGACTTATCTTAAAAATAATCCATTTGGATTGGAAAGTTGTGCTGTTAAAGGCTTTGAAGATCCAGAAGAAATACTTAAATTTATAACTCAATATATCGACTATGAAAAGATCTTTACTGCTTCTTTAGAGAATAAGTTAGGCGATTTTTATAGTGCATTGAATTGGGGATCAATACCTAAGAATGATAATATTTCAGACTTTTTTAGCTTTTAGAATATGAACACAAAAACAATAGTAATAGTAAAATTAGCAGTTGACGGATGTCATAACTTTCCATTAGCAGCAAAATTATTTCCAGAAGTAGATTTTTTAGCAGATAGACATAGACATATGTTTCATTTTACAGTAGCATGTGCAGTGACACATTCAGATAGAGATAAAGAGTTTATTATGTTGAAAAGAGATGTTATAGATTATATCAATGAAGAATATTTTAGTGACCTTACTCGTACTTGCGAATTTGGAGCTCAGTCATGTGAAATGTTAGCAGAGCAAGTTTTAAATGAATTTGATGCTGAATGGGTTGAAGTTTGGGAAGACCAAGAGAACGGCGCGCGAGTTGAAAAAGTAACTTCACTCAGAGGAGTATGATAAAGATATTTGTAGTAATAGACGATTTAATAACTGATGAAAATTCTTGGGAGACTCATTTAGCTTCACTGCTTCAAGGGTATGTCGAGTCATCAAATATAGATTGTATAGTGCAGGAGATTAGGAATAAAGATTTAAGTACGATTAAAACGTATTTTCAAACAGGTTATATAGAACCTCAAGATAAGTTTATATTTCCTAATTCATGGACATCAATGACTTCGTATATTAGACATTGGTCTGAAAATTATAATAAGCCAGTTGAAATGATTGGGTTTTGGTCAAGAGGATGTTACTTAAATGAAGATTCTGAATATCGACCATTAAATGATCGTAATTGGAGAAAGGTTCATGAAAGAGCTTCATTTAGATGTTTAGATAAATCATTTTTTATATCTGAATATCATAAGGAGCAGTTTAGAATTTATGTGTCAAAACATGTATTTCCAGAAAGACTTAATGTAATTCAATTTCCATTGGATTATTTAGATTTGGAAATGTCTAAATATACTTCTGATTACTTTAAACAAAACATGTTAATTTTTCCGTGGCATAAGTATTCAGACTTACATGAACAGATTATGTACGACTATATACGAGTGTACAAAGACATACAAATTATATTTGCTCAAGAGAAGAGTCCATTGGAAAGACATCAGCTTTTAAGTCAAATATCCAAAGCAAAAGTAGCATTTTTACCTTATGACTCTCCTAGAATAGGAAAGGAAATTTATGAATGTTTTTTGTTAGGGACTATTCCTTTAGTGCCAGACATTGAAGGATTAAGAGATTTAGTTCCAGAGGCGTTTAGATATCCTCCTGAATGGACTGAAAACATTTTTAATTATTCAAAATATGCTCCGGACTTAACGAGTAAGATAAAAGAATTGGTTTATCATTATGATGAGTATAAACCTTTAATAAAAGAACAACGAGAGTATTTGTATGTTAACTTTTATGATTCACAAAAAATAATTGAGCAAATATTTGATAATACCAATAGAAATTAATATATTTAGATATGAAAGAAAAGAAATTAGTATACTTCCCGTCTTTAAGTTCAGGTGCATACGCTTCTCCATTAACAAAAGATATGGAAGTAGCTCCTGGAGTGCCTTATAGATTTTGGGATGATAGAGTGCCTGAAGAATGGCGCTATAAGTACTTTCTTATGACAGCTGGTCATTTATACAAGAAAGACAATATTAGACAAACTTGGGGTTTGCAAGATACTTTAGTATTTGGTGACTCTGGTGGATTCCAAATTGCAACAGGTGCGTTGAAATGGGATATGGCATTGCGTGATAGAATATTTGATTGGCTAGAAGCTAATTCAGATATTGCATGTAATATTGATATTCCACCTCGTGTTACTTATGAAGGTAGGTTTCAAGAGTCATTAGCTATTAGTTTAGACAATTTCAAATATTTTGAAAAGAAGCAATCTGGTAAAACTAATTTCTTAAACGTAGTACAAGGATCTAATCCAGTAGAGTTTAAACATTGGTATGATACCGTTAAAGGTTTAGAGTTTGGTGGTTGGTGTATTGGATCGTCTCGTCGTCTAGTAGACTTCATGTATATTTTAGCTTTGATGATTAAAGAAAAAGAATTTGAAAAGACAAATAATACTTGGGTTCACTTATTAGGAATTTCTAAGGTATCTGACTTCTTTATTTTAGCTCAAATGCAAAAATTAATGAATGAATATACTGACAATAGAATTACTATATCAACAGATAGTTCATCTCCAGGTCAATATCCAATCTTTGGACAAATGGTATGGAGTCCGAATTGGAAAGATCAAGTATTTAATATGTTGTATTTTCCTAAGGATGGTTCTAAATTAGGATATCCTAAGACAGGTCACGTGCCTTCATTGATTAATCATCCTGGTGTTCCTTATTTAACTTGGGATATACTTGAAAATTATTCGACAGAAGCTGTAACTCGTTTAACCTATCATAATTTGTATATGTATATATACACTGCAGATAATGTAGAAAAATTAGTTAATAGCTGTCCATTAGAAGTGTTAGCAGAATTAATTCCAAATGACTTAATTCAAATTTTAAGATCAATGGAAGAAATGTTCCACGCTACAGATCCAATTGCAGTTTATGAAAGATATCGTCAATTTTATGTTAAGTATGGTGGCGAGAATGTAATGAATATGGCTAAAGAAGTCGCAACTGAATTCTTTGACTTTACAGAGTTTGATAAACCTGAACCAAAAGTGGTTAAGAAAAGAGAAAAGAAAGAAATACAAACAGAAGAAACAAAAACAGAAACAGAATAATATGGCAAAAGAAATCTATTTTGATGTAGAAAGTCGTAATGGCTTAAAGAATGGCGTTGATAAATTAGCCAACGCAGTTAAGGTAACTTTAGGGCCTAAAGGTCGTAATGTAGTTATTGGAAAGAAGTTTGGTAGCCCAGCAATTACCAAAGATGGTGTAACAGTAGCTAAAGAAATTGAATTAAGTGATCCATTGGAAAATATGGGTGCTCAATTAGTTAAAGAAGTAGCATCTAAGACAGCAACAGAAGCTGGTGATGGTACTACGACAGCAACGGTATTAGCTCAAGCAATTATGACTTCAGGATTGAAAGCAGTTGCAACAGGAGTTAATCCAATTGACTTAAAGCGTGGTATTGACAAAGCAGTTGATGCTGTAATCGATGCTTTGAAAGAGTCATCTCAAACAGTAGGTACTGACACAGAAAAAATTAAACAAGTAGCAACTATTTCAGCTAATAGTGATACTTCAATTGGCGACTTAATTGCAGAAGCAATGAAAGTTGTTGGTAAAGATGGAGTAGTAACTGTAGAAGAAGCTAAAGGTATGGAAACTGAATTGAAGACTGTTGAAGGTTTGCAATTTGACAGAGGTTATCTATCTAACTATTTTATTAATAACACAGAGAAGATGGAGTCTGAATGGGAAAATCCATTAATCTTAATTTATGATAAAAAGATTAGTATGATGTCTGACCTTTTGCCTATTTTAGAAAAAGCAGTTGGTACAGGAAGACCACTTTTGATTATTGCAGAAGATGTTGATCAAGAAGCGTTAGCTACTTTAGTTGTTAATAGAGTAAGAGCAGGTTTAAAAGTATGTGCAGTTAAGGCTCCGGCATTTGGAGATAAACGAAGAGAAATGCTTCAAGACATTGCTGTATTAACAGGTGGTACTGCATTATTCAGTGATATGTATAAATTAGAAGATGCTGAGTTAGAACATTTAGGAGAAGCAGCTAAAGTTGTGGTATCTAAAGACACGACTACTATTGTCGACGGTGCTGGTGAGAAAGAAGCTATCGTAACTCGTATTAAAGAAATCAAAGCACAAATTGATGCTTCTAAATCTGATTATGAAACTGAAAAGCTTCAAGAGAGATTAGCTAAATTGACAGGTGGTGTTGCAATTCTTTATATTGGAGCAGCTTCTGAAGTAGAAATGAAAGAAAAGAAAGACAGAGTAGATGATGCATTAGCAGCAACTCGCGCAGCAATTGAAGAAGGAATTGTACCCGGCGGTGGCGTAGCATTAATTAGAGCTCTAGATTCTTTAGAAAATATGAAAGGTGCAAATGATGATGAGACTGTAGGTATTCAAATTATCAAAAGAGCAATTGAAGAGCCTTTGCGTCAAATTTGTGCAAATGCAGGAGTAGAAGGATCTGTTGTAATTAAAGAAGTTAGAAATGGTAAAGGAGACTTTGGATATAATGCAAAGACCGGCGAATATGAAAATATGATAGCAGCTGGTATTATTGATCCAACCAAAGTAACTCGTATTGCATTGCAAAATGCGGCTTCAGTAGCTTCGATGATTATGACTACGGAATGTGCAGTGGTTATTATTCCAGAAGAGTCAAAACAAAATGAGCAAGTACCTCAATATTAATTTTGATTATTCAAAAGAATATCTTATATTTAATAAAATAAAATAAAAAATGGAAAAAAGTAAATTTATTGGGTTTATTAACCGCTATTTCTTAGCCGGTAATACCGACAGCGCCAAATTAGTAGTGGCAGACAAATCATTATCTACTAATTTTATCAGCGCGGATCAAAACGTAATTGGTGAAGTAGTATTAAAGAACTTCGATGCACAAGATGCAGAGTTAGGTGTTTATGCAACTTCTCAGTTAGTTAAAATGTTAAGTGCTGTTGATGAGAAAATGGATATTAATTTCGGAGAAGTAGATAAGAAAATCTACTCAATGAATTTTAAAGACCAAAGCACAAATGTAACTTATATGTTAGCTGATTTGTCAGTAATTCGTCAAGTTCCAAACTTGAAATCATTACCTGACTTTGATGTTAAGATTGAGTTAAATAAAGATTTTGCAAATAATTTTAAGAAAGCTGCAAACGCATTACCTGAGTCAGATAACTTTGGTGTGCAATGTGATGGAGAAGAGACTAAAATTATTATCAATCACTCAAGTGTTAATACAAATAGAATTGTATTTAAGACAGTTGCTAAAGAGCAAGTACAAATGGATACAGTATGTTTTTCTGCTAAATTATTTAAGGAAATCTTAAATGCAAATGCAGACGCAACTGGATTATTAGAAGTATCCTCTAAAGGAATTGCTCGAGTAACTTTTGACAATGCAGAATATTCATCAACATATTTCTTAGTTAAATTAACCATCGCATAATGTTTGGAAATTCGGAACACACACTCTGGGTTGAAAGGTATAGGCCCGAGTCTTTAGAAGGTTATGTAGGTAACCAAGCAATTGTAGAAAAGGTACGTATCTATCTTCAAAGTGGAGATGTTCCGCATTTGTTATTTTATGGAACGGCAGGCACAGGTAAAACTACTTTGGCCAAGTTAATTGCTAAAAATATAGATTGTGATCTAATGTATATTAATGCATCAGATGAAAACAATGTTGATACAGTAAGAGAAAAAATTAAGAGCTTTGCTAGCACAATCGGATTTCGTCAATGGAAATTAATCATCCTAGATGAAGCCGACTACTTGACCCCTAATGCACAGGCTGCGCTTCGTAATTTGATGGAGACATTTTCAAAGACTACTAGGTTTATTTTAACTTGCAACTATGTTGAAAAAGTTATTGATCCTATTCAGTCGAGGTGTCAGGTATTTGGTATTACTCCTCCGTCAAAGAAAGATGTTGCAATTCGTGTGAATGAAATACTTCAACTTGAAGGAGTTACGTATAGACCAGAAGATCTGGTTTCAATTATTAATGCGGGGTATCCAGATATACGCAGGATACTTAATTCCTGCCAGAGGCAAGTAGTAAATGGTGAATTGAAAGTAGACAAACAATCTTTAATCGAAGCCAATTATATGGATAAGATTATTGAGCTTTTATCTTCTAAACCAGATAAGAAGCAATTGTTTACTTCAATTCGCCAGCTGTTAGCAGATTCTCAAGTAAAAGATTATACAGGATTATATAGACATTTGTATGACAATTTAGATTCGTTTGCAACTGGACATATTGCTTCTGTTATTCTTATTATTGCAGAAGCTCAATATCAAGACTCGTTTGCAGTAGATAAAGAAATCAATGTGTGTGCGATGTTTGTTAAAATTATTAATGAAATTTACTAATATTTATGGAACCGATTGAGTCAGGATCGTTTAGTATTAATCAAGTACCTAGCGATCCAATCGTAATACGCAACACTACAAACTCTGAATTAATATTTAAAATTACTTCAGACGGTGAAATAGTTGTAGGTGATGGATATACTCCTTCAGAAGCCGGAGATGAGTTTATTAAACAAATGCAAGTAAAACTTGCTACTAAAGATCAAGAGTATATCGAGCAATTAGAAGCAGCTATTGAAGCTTGGAAAGAAAATTTAAACGATTATTAAAATGAAAAAGATAGTAAATAGTATTGTAAATTTATTTAGGAGTAAAAAAGTTGATTCTAAATTAAACCATTTGGCCTTTTATAAATCAAAGGCAGCTGCTTTAGAAGAGCTTAAATCTAAAGTTTGGTTAGAAGGTCTACCAGCATCTTATTATGGCACATTACAAGATCAATGGGATATGATAAATTGGAGTAGAGTTTCTGTGGAAACAAAAAATCAAATTATTGAATTAGCAAAACAAGATATAGCAAAGCAAATTATATGAAAAAGACAATAGGACAACAAGGTGGTCAAGGACCGCAAATTGACATTTCAAAAACAGTCCCAGTTATATGTGATAACGAAGATTGTGGAAATGATATGTTTATGTCTGCTATGAAATTTAGACGAGTTCCTAAATTAATGATAGCAGCTAAAGACGATCAAATAGTTCCAGTTCAAGTATTTATGTGTACTTCATGTGGTAATGTAAATAAAGAATTTGATTTAAATGTCGGAGCATAAAGCAAGAAATATATTCGAGCATATATCTGGTATAACAGATAAAAAGACTCCATGGGATGTACTATCTGATGCTGATAAAAAGTCGTTTACGCCTTATATCATTAACAGATGGTTGTCTATGAATATAGACTTTATTGAACTCGTAAATGAATTGCAGCGATATACAATAGGTGGGGTATCTGCAGAAGAGACTTATAAATTATACTATGACATATTGCCTAAACAAAAGCAATTCAATAAGTATATCAAAGGTAAAAAAGCAGATAAGTACAATCCTGCTTTAGTTGAATTACTGTCTATGCACTTCTTAGTCAGTGAGAAAGAAGCTATGGAGTACATTGATATGTATCAAGAGACTAGCTTAAATACGTTAAAGGAAATTATTAAAAAGTATGGTAAAACAGACAAGGAAGTAGATAAATTATTAAAGAATGAAAAAAATTAATTTTTACATAGGCATTTGGCCTATTAGCGAACATCACTTCTGGGATACTATACATAACCTTAATGAAGGCGATTCAGATACTAAATTTGAAGCAGTAGTTGTTAGTAAATACGATAATCCAGATGGATATTTAACTTTTACAGTACGAGGTACATGGGACGCTTACAATTGCTTTTTAAATGACCCTTATGTTAAATCTATAGAACATTTTGAAGAATAATGATTATATCAATATCAGGTAAGATAGGATCAGGTAAAGATACCATTGCCGAAATCATCAAAGAGAAAATGCCGGCGGCCAGGTGGGAGGTCAAAAAGTTTGCGGGAAAGCTTAAGGAAGTTGCGACCTTGCTTACATCCATCCCTGTCGACAAATTTGAAGATCAGACGTTTAAACAAACCACACTTCCAGAACAATGGAACGATTCCAACGGTGATCCTATGACCGTGCGAGATCTATTGCAACGGTTAGGAACAGAAGCAATGCGCCAAGGCCTTCATAACAATGTATGGGTAAATGCATTGTTCAGCGAGTTCAAAACCAATTCAAATTGGATCGTAACCGATACTCGATTTCCAAATGAAATAGATGCCTGCGTAAATCGTGGGGCAATTACCATTTTAGTTGTGAGAGACTCCGGTAACCATGTAGGTACTGCTCATGCATCCGAGACTGCGTTAGATGACTACAATCAATGGGATTACATCATCAACAATACCGGTTCTCGAGAAAATCTTTCGAGAAAAATAGGCGAAATTCTTCGCGAAAATCCATTAATCAATTAGGTTTATACAAAAGAATTACTTATATTTAAAGTATAAATAAGTAATATGGCTGTATCTCAATTAGGACAATTATTCCGGGCAATCGCTCCCGAGAAAAAAGAAGGTGATAAGACGATATCGTATAGCCAATTTGCAATGTGGTCACAATGTCCACAAAAATGGAAATTGACGTATATTGATCGTCATAGGCTAGGTGGTCCTTCAATTCACACTTGCTTCGGAACTTCATTTCATGAAACTCTTCAATGGTATCTTCATACCATGTACACCGAATCGGTGAAAAAAGCCGATCAACTCAATTTGCAAGAGTGCTTGCACGAGCAAATGATTCAAAATTACATGATAGATGTTGGCAATTTAGGTGGTGTGCATTTTTCCAATCCGCAGCAACTGCAAGAGTTTTTCGAAGATGGAGTGGCGATTTTAGATTGGATTAAAAAACATCGTTCTATTTATTTTTCTTCGACTCAATTCGAGTTGGTAGGAATTGAAATGCCACTATATATTCAAGCTTCTGATACAAATGACAAAGTTATTATGAATGGGTTTTTGGATATTGTATTAAGAGAAAAAGAAACTGGAAAAATAATTATCATAGACATTAAGACGTCTACTAAAGGGTGGAATCAATATGCGAAGGCCGACAAGACCAAGGCGAGTCAGTTAGTGCTTTATAAATCGTATTTTGCGAAGCAGTATGGATATGATGAAGAAAATATTGATATTAAGTATTTCATTGTAAAGCGTAAACTCATTGAAGGGTTTATGTATCCGCAGAAACGAGTTCAGGAGTTTGTACCCGCGTCAGGTAAACCTACGCGTCGCAAATTGCTAGCTGAAATTGAATCGTTTATTAAAGCTGGTTTCAATGAAGATGGTTCATATAAGATGGATGGAGTATTTCCTGCCGTAGGAGATAAAGGGTTGAAAAATTGCAGGTATTGTGAATTTGCAGATAAAGAAGATATGTGTCCAAAAGCTAATAGAATTAAATGATAAACAGATACAAAATAATGAAGGCAATGCCTATAGAACCAACTAAAGTAAAAATTGCAATTATCGGTTCTCGAGAATATGAAAACAAATCTAAAATTCGAGAAATGGTTTACAAACTTAAGCAGACTTTTGGAGATCGTTTGGAAATTGTATCTGGAGGAGCTCAAAATGGAGCAGATAAATATGCTAAGAAGTTTGCAGTTGAAATGGGAGTAACTTATAGAGAGTTCAATCCTGCTCATACTGTTAAAAATTTATATTCCGCAATGCCTGAAGGGTATTATTCCAAAGCGTATCACACTTCACAATTTTTTCATAGAAACGAGTTAATTGCTAAATACTGTGATAAGATGATTGCTTTCATTGATTCCAATGTCGAGTCTAAAGGATCTTATCACGCTGTAAGTATGGCACAAAAACATAATAAGCCAGTAATCATAATAAATGAAAAATCTTAAGCGATATATCTTATATCATATTAAATGGCAGGTAGGTGTAGTAATATCCTGGCCTTGCATGTATTTACTACATGATATCTGGGGTTGGTCTAATTTTTGGACTATAATCGGATTTCAATTCGTAGGCGCATTAATATTCTGGAACGTAGATAAACAAATATTCAAAAAATGATAAACAAACCGAAAAAGAAACTAGAACTAACAGTGACGAAGATTTTTGTATGCATGGATTGTGGAATGCCATTTCCAGTTGCTAAAGCGACTCCGAAAATGAATACCGTAAATCCGAAATATTGTAAATATTGTTGCCGTTAAAAGTATTGTTGATTTAGAAGTTACATATTTATATATAAATAAAATTAATTAAGGTTATGACAAAAAAGAAAAAGAAGATTCTTCTACTTTCGGACGATCTGCGAATGCACTCTGGCATTGCAACGGTGTCGAGAGAAATCGTATTAAACTCTGTAAAAGAATTTGATTGGGTGCAATTAGGTGCATCTATGCAGCATCCTGACCACGGTAAGGTGTTTGATTTATCTACAGACATTCAAAAACAAACTGGTGTTGAAGATGCTTATGCAAAGATATATTGCTTTACAGGATATGGAACTCAAGATGTTCTTCGCGAAATTATTCAAATTGAAAAGCCAGATGCAGTACTTCACTTTACTGATCCTAGATTTTGGGGTTGGCTGTATTCAATGGAGCATGAGTTAAGAAGTGCAATGCCTTTGATGTATTACACTATTTGGGATGATACTCCATATCCAATGTTCAATTCTCCTTTTTACGAGTCTTGCGATGCATTGATGTGCATTTCTAAACAAACTCATAATATCGTTAAGCAGGTATTAAAAGATAAAAATTATCAAGATTGGCAAATTACTTACGTACCTCATGGTATTAATCACAACCAATTCTATCCTATTAGAGAAGGTCATCCAGAGTTTGAAGAGCTAGCTAAAATGAAAGCTGGTTTGATTCCTGCTCATAAAGAGTATGTAGTATTTTACAATGCTAGAAATATTCACAGAAAACATACTTCAGATTTAATTTTAGGCTACAAAGCATTTTGTGATAAATTGTCTAAAGAAGAAGCTGCTAAATGTTTATTGTTATTACACACAGATCCAGTTGATCCTAACGGAACAGACTTAATTGCAGTAATTAATACATTATGTCCTGAGTATGACATTTCATTTACCAATACTAGAGTAATTACAGTTAAAGAATTGAATTATCTTTATAATATGGTTGATGTCACTGCTAATATCGCTTCTAATGAAGGATTTGGTTTAGGAACAGCAGAGTCTGTTATGGCCGGTACTCCTATCATTGTCAATGTAACTGGAGGAATGCAAGATCAATGTGGTTTTAAGAAAGACGATGGTAGCTATGTAATGACTGAAGACTTTTCTGACGAATTCCAAACTAATGCAGAAGGTCGTTATCAAGAGCATGGAGAATGGGTTAGACCAGTATTTCCAGCAGTCAGAACACTTCAAGGCTCTCCTTTAACTCCATATATCTTTGATGATATTGCAGATTATCGTGATGCCGCTGATGCTATTCAATATTGGTTTGAAAAGACTTTAGAAGAGCGTAACGCAGCTGGTATGTTAGGCAGAGAGCATTATTTAAAACCAGAAATTGGATTATCCGCAGAATCAATGGGCAATAATTTTATCAAAGATATCAATGGTGTCTTTGCAAATTGGACACCTAGAAAACAAGTTGAATTAGTAAAAATTTAAGTTATGAATAAACCAGTATTAGTATTTCAAGGTCCAGTAGGTACCCGCTCAGGATATGGAGAGCGTTCAAGAGATTTAGTTCGAGCTCTTATTGAGTTAGACAAATATGACATTAAAATTATAAGTACTCGTTGGGGCAATACTCCAATGAATGTATTAACAGAAAAAGACGAAGACATTTTATCTAGACTTCTTTTAGGCCCAATGCAACAACAACCAGAAATTTATATGCAGGTAACAGTGCCTAATGAATTTCAAAGAATAGGAAAATTTAATATTGG